GCCAGCGGCCCTTCCCTCACCCGCGCTGGTGCGTGGTGGGACGCACGATCCGGAAGTGATGGAGGAGCTGAAGCGAGAGCTTCGCCCGGACGATCGCGTGTTCGAGCTCGGCGCCAACGTCGGCTATCACACGGTGCAGATCGCGAAGCTGCTGGAGGACGGGGCCCTGGTGGCAGTCGAGCCGATGCCGCATCTCGCGGAGATCTTGCGAAAGAACGTCGACCTGGCGGAATGCTCAGACCGCGTGGCAACCGTCGAACAGGCGGTTACCAGGGAGGCCGGGAAGGCCGCGATGTTCCGTGACTACCGGAACCCGGGATCGTCACACCTGACGATGGAAGGTATCGATGTCGAGGCGTGCACCCTTGCCGGGCTCGTGGCGAAGTACGGCCAGCCGGACATCATCAAGGTCGACATCGAGGGGGCGGAGGGCCTGGCGTTCGATACGCCTGAATCACGCGCGATCCTCGCGAAGACCAGGTACATCGTGATCGAATACTGCGAGGATGTGGTGCGGCGGACCAGCGGGATCAGCGGGCGGGAGTATATCGAGATGCTGGAATCGTGCGGTTTCGAACGAACTTTCGAGTTCGAAGAGCTGCCGGCGGGAGTGAGCTACTGCAACATCGGGATGCGCAATGCGCGCGTCGGTTAGGCGTTTATGGGGAATGGTGGCCAGTGCGCCGAATGCGATGCAGCTTGCGGGATCGGGTAGTATAGCGGTGGGGCTGTGGGAGGTCTACCCACCGGCAGCTCTGATTGTGGCGGGTGTGGCGCTTGTGCTGATTGGGGAAGGCTGGAATGGAGGCCGTGAGGAATGACGCTGGCGGGGGCACTGGTAACGGGGGTGCGCCGATTCGGCGCCACGACGACGCTCGACAACATTAAGGCTTCGAGGGCTTTTTCCACTTCGGGGGGTGGGTACATCCCACTGGCGAACGGGGAGGCATCGACCTATGAGGGGATTTACAAGACGCAGGTCTGGGTAAGGGTCGCGGTGGACCGTGTTGTGCGATCGATGTCGCGGCTGCCGCTGAAAGTGTACGTGAACCCGGATGATGCCAACTCGCGGGAGCGGGTGAGGGAAGGGCCGCTGGCGGACCTGATCGCGCAGCCCTGGCGGGGAGGGCGGAACCTGCGGCCGGGGACACCTTCGCGGTTTCTGCAGGCGATCGTCTACAACGTGCTGATCCACGGGAACATGGTGTTCGTGAAGTACCGGCCGGGAGCGGGGGACACGGTGACCGAGCTGATCCCGTCGAACGCGGGGTACTGGAACGTGCGCGATGTGATGTTGGGAGGGACGACGCGGACGCAGATGTACGTCTTCAACCCTGGCGATGGGCGGCCGGGCATGTACTTTCGGCCGGAAGAGGTCGTGCACTTCATGTGGTGGGCAGGTGGGACGAGCGCCTGGGGAGTGAGCCCGTTGGAGGCGTTGCGCCAGACACTGCTCATCGAAGATGCGACGCAGAGGCTGACCATCAGCAGCTTTGAGAACGGCGTCCGTCAGAACGGCGCGTTTGTTGCGGATGGGAAGCTGGACAAGGACCAGATCGAGCGGCTGCGAGAGGCGCTGCAATCGACATACGGAGGCGTCGACAAAGCGTTCCGGGCGATGTTGCTGGACGGCGGGATGAAGTGGCAGACGATGGCGCAGACACACCAGGAGTCCGAGTTGATAGAGCTTCGCAAGCTGACGCGGGAGGAAGTAGCCGCAGCGATGCAGGTTTCCCCGCCAATGATTGGCATCCTGGACCGTTCGACCTTCAACAACATCGAAGAGCTTCACCTGATGGAGTACCAGGACGTGTTGGACCCGTGGGCGACGTTGATCGAACAGACGTTGATGGCGGAGCTGGTCGCGGACGAGCCACAGATGGAGGGACAGTACGTCGAGTTCGACCTGAACAAGGTCATGCGCGGTGACCCGAACAAGCGGATGGAGATAGCGACGAAGGTGATAGGGGGGCCGTATATGACGGCGAACGAGTACCGGGCAACGCAGAACCTGCCGGCGATCGATGGAGGAAACGAGTTGTGGGCGCCACTGAACACGACGGCGAACAAGGATGTGATGCCGTGAGCGAACTACAGGAGGTCCGCTGCGCGAAGTGCCGGAACAAGATCGGGATGTTGAGCGGGCGTCTGGAGACGGTCTGTGACCGGTGTAAGCGGTATGTGAGCGTAGATACGCGGAGGCCGAATGTGGTGGCGAGCGCTTGACACCGTATGGCGCAGGTGTGTAATCATCTAAGCGGATAGCGAGCGCCCCGAGCGCCTCTCGGCGTGAGTGCCACGGAGCACCGGAGCCCCGAGTTGCAGGCGGGCGCGTCGCTTTGGACCTTCCACTTACCTTTGCGAATCGGCTTTGGGCGATTGAGCCGCGATGGTTTGCCGCCTGTCTGGAAGCGCTGGGGAACCCGCGAGCAAACGCGGACCCGGAGCGGTTCGAGGCGGCGCGTGCGGCCTCGCGAAATATCACACCGACCGCTGGCGTGGCGGTTATCTCTATCCACGGGCCGATTACCCACCGGCCTGACCCGTTCCTGGGCATGTTCGGCTTCGACACGCTGTCGAGTATCGGCATCCAGGACGCGTTCAGGTCTGCGATTGCCTCGCCAGACGTGCGCGGGATCGTCTTCGACATTGACTCTCCTGGCGGCGAAGTAGCGGGCACCGCGGAGCTGGCGAAGGCTGTGCGCTCGGCGCGGGGGACAAAGCCGATCGTCGCGGTGGCGAACACGATGGCGGCGAGCGCGGCCTACTGGTTGGCGTCGCAGACCGATCAGATTTTCGTGACGCCATCCGGGGAAGTTGGATCGATCGGTGTGATCGGGCTGCGCTGGGACATGACTGCGGCCGCCGAAGCCGAAGGCATCCGGGCGCACATCATCACGGCCGGGAAGTACAAGGCCGAGGGACACCCGTTGCTGCCCGCTGACGACGGCGAACTCGCCGATATGCAAGCGATGGCGGACACGCACTACCAGGCGTTCACGGCTGATGTGGCTCGTGGCCGGCGCGTGCCGGTGGAAACCGTGCGGAGCGGGTACGGCGAGGGGCGGATGCTGCTGGCGAAGGCCGCAGTGAAGGCGGGGATGGCGGACCGCGAAGGGACGCTCGATGACGCAATTCGGGCGGTTGCCGGCGGGGCTGTCGAGGCCCGTGCGCTGGCAGTGCAGTACGAGGGCCATGAAGGGATGGCAGCAACAAGGGACCAACAGGTAGACCCGGACGTGTTCCGGCGCCTTTGGGACATTGCCCGCGCGTAGCGGGGAAGGATAGGGAGGAAGGGCAGTGAGCAAATCGCTTACCGCGGAAAACGTTCTGGAGGAGCTGCGCGCGGAAGAGTCGCGAGCACGGAAGCTGAAGGCGGATGCAATCGCAAAGCGCGACCAGCTCGCCGAAGAGGGCGTAAACCTCGCGCTCAAGGCAAACAAGGACCAGTTCGACGAGCTGGACAGTATGTTCAAGGCGGCGGACGAGGCCAAGGCGAACGTACAGGAGATGCAGGTCGCGCTGGAGCGCCTGCGGGCGATGGATGCGGCATCGGGGGATTCCCGCGGATCCGCATTTCACCGTGTGCCGGAGATGGGCGCGGCGTTGCCGGCGCGGCGGCTGGTGAGCATCGGTGAGCGTTTCACCGGGTCGGCCATGTACGGTCAGCTCGAGGCGGCAGGCGCATTCAAGCGCGACCCGGCGCTGCAGGCTGCCGTCCGTGGCGTGGCTCCCGTCGAGGTGCTGTCGCGCGACGAGCTCGCCGCGATCATTTGCGGTGGTGGGTTCAAGGCGACGGAAATCACCGGCGCTTCGTCCACGTCTGCCGGGCCGTTCGTGCAGAACGACCTGCAGCCGGGGTTTGTGCGCTATATGACCAAGGCCCCGCGGCTGATGAATATCGTCGGGCAGGGGCGCACTGACAGCGACACGGTCGAATACGTGACGCAGTCGGCCCCGACCAACAACACCGACGGCAAACCCGAAGGGACCCAGAGTCCCGAGGGGGTGATCCCGTTCGGGACGGGGACCGTTGCAGTCGAGGATTACAGCCAGTTCGTGCCGATTTCGCGCCGGGCGCTGCAGGACGCGGCCAACATCCAGACGATCATCGAAGAGGAGCTGCTTGCGCTGCTCATCGACAACGTCGAAGACGACTTGGCCACCGGTGCGGGCTCCGGCAACGACGTAGAGGGCATCTATACCGCGGTGACGCAGGCACAGGCGCTTGGCGGAGACACGCGGCCGGACGCCATCCACAAGGCGATCACGCAGATTCGCACGGCTGCCGGCGTCTACATGGAGCCGGACTACGTGGGCGTTCACCCGGACGACTACGAGAGTCTGATCCTCGAAATTGATGCAAACGGCAACTACCTGATGGGCCCGCCGGCAATGGCTGGGTCGCGGACCATCTGGGGGATCCCTTTCGTTGTCTCGCCGGTGTTCACCAGCGGGACGCCGCTCGTCGGGAACTTTGGCCGCGGCGCTCGCTTCTGGCTTCGCCAGGGCGCTGAGGTCTCGATGGGGCTCGACGGGAACGACTTCACCACGCGCCGCGTGACGCTCCTGGCAAACATGCGCTTCGCCTTCAAGACCATCCGCCCGACCGCGTTCACCGAGGTCACCGGCTTCTAAGACCAAGGGGGCCGCGAGGCCCCCGCCTGCCCGGAAGAGGAGGACGAATCATGGGCATCCTTCGAGCAGCGACGATTGCAGTGACCACGACCGGATCGAACGGTTCGGCGACCGGCAATGCCGCGAGCGAAACGTTCACCGGCGCCATCGAGGCGGTCATCGTCAACCATCACGCGAATGCGCCGGCCACGACCGACGTGATCGTGGTCGACACGCGGACCAACGTGGCGCTCTTTACCAAGGCAAACAGCGCCACGGACGCGTACTTCGCCCCGCGGGCCTACGCCGTCGATTCCGCCGGCGCCAACCTGCTTTCGAGCGACGCAAACGGCCTCTGGCCGGTCCCGTACACCGTCGACCAGGGCGTCAAGGTGTTCCTGACGGGCGCGAACGTGGAGACGAACCACGCTGTCGTGACCGTCCTTTACCGCAAGTAACGGCAAACCTCTCCCGTCTGGGTGGGGCCGGGTTTGGGCATAGCCAGGCCCCACCACAGAAGGGCGGGGCAACAGGGGAAAGCGTCACGAGGTGCGCGTGAACAATTACTGCCGGCTGAGCGACCTGAAGGCGGACGTGGCTGGAGTGTCTGGGACAACCTATGACGCGACGTATCTGCGTGCGATGGAGGTTGCGAGCCGGGAGATTGACCGCTATTGCAACCGGCGGTTCTACGCCGAGGTTGGGACGGTCTATCTGGACGGGAACGGGAAGGCGGAGCTGCCGCTGGCGCCAGTCCCGGGCGAGTGTGACCTGTTGTCGGTATCGAGTCTGACGGTGGACGACGACGACGACGGGGCCTACGAGACGACATTGGTAGAGGGGACGGATTTCCGGCTGTGGCCGGTGAACGTTTCGCCGGCGTGGCGGTTGGACATGTTGACGCGCGGTTCGCAGCTTTCGCGGTGGCCGCGGGGGCAGGCGACGGTCAAGGTCGTGGGGACGTGGGGCTATTCGGAGGACCTGGATGCCACGGGGCTGACGGGGACGGTGGCGGACGCGACAACCACGACGATCACGGCGAGCGCTTCGGCGGCTTCGCTGGTCTATCCGGGAGACACGATCAAGATCGGCAGTGAGCAGCTGTATGTGACGGCCGTGGTGACGACCTCGCTGACGGTAACGCGGGGAGTGAACGGGACGACGGCGGCGGCGCATTCGGGCGAGGCTATCTCTGTGCGGCGCTACCCGCCGGAGATCGAAGAGGCGGTGCGTGTGCGGGTGGTTTCGGCGCGCTGGGACAACAACCAGGGCGTGCCGCTGGGAGACATTGGCGGGAACGAGGATGTGCGGCGCTGGGCGCGGCTGATCGGGCCATACCGGCTGAGGGCAGTCTGATGGCGCGGCGGCCGAACCAGTACGTGGAGCTCGACGGGCCGATCTTCGACAAGGACGTGCGGAAGCGCGTGAAGGGCGGGATCGCGCAAGGGATCGCGGCGCTGACGGAGCTGGGCGAAGAGATCGCGGTCCAGTACGTCCACGCGAGCTTTTACGACACGGGCACGTTTGCGGCAAACATCAAGGGGACGGTGAAGCGGTCGAAGGGTGCGGGCTACGGGAAGGTAGCGATGGACGTGCAGGGTCGCTGGCCGACGCCGGACAGGCCAACGGCGACATGGATGGAAACGGGGATGCGAGCTGGCGTGAAGCTGCGCAAGGGCACTTACGCGTTTCGGAAGACGCGGACGCGGGTGAATGCTGAGCGATTCTCGCCGCTCTTCCTGGGGCCGATCGTAGAGGCGCTGGAATGAGCATCAACTTTACGGCGGTACACGACCGCATCAAGGCGATTCTGGCGGCGAGCACGACGCCGGCGTTTACGGTTGTCGTGGGGAACCCGCTGCAGCTGCCGCCGGACGGCTACCCGTATGCGGCGTTCTGGTACGAGGGACGGGAAGACCCGCCGGAAGGGCCGGGGACGTTTGGGCAGCGGATGAACACCTACCGCTACAGCGTTCGCTGTTTCTGGTTGCGGCGCCCGGAGCTTTCAGCGCAAGAGAGTTACCAGGATGACATTGCCGAGGCCGACAGGTCGTTGCGGGCGGCGTTCTGGGCGGACTACACGCTGGACGGGAACGTGACGCGGATCGACGTGAGCGATTCGGAGATCTACCCGGACGGGTTCTTTCCGCTGGAGGCGGTGGGGCAGCCGGGGAACGTGCGGCCGTTGCGGTTTTTCTATTCGCTGGAGTTTGAGCTGACGGTGACGGACCTGGAAGGGGAGGCGATCAGTGCCTGAGAAGAAGACGAAGCCGGTGCGGAAGGTGCGGGCGCTGCTGGACCTGACGTTTCGAAAGGATCCGGCGGTGGCGGGGGACTACTACACGATCCCTGCGGGGACGGTGTTCGAGCCGGCTGCGCACCACAACGTCGCGCTGATGGTGGCGAGCGGGAAGCTGGAGGAGGTGGGCGATGGCTAAGCGTAGCGGGCTCGGCGCGTCGCTGCTGGTCGACGGGTACGACCTTTCCGCGGACGTGATGGCGGTGGACAAGATCGGGGATGCAACGGCGTTGCTGGATTTCACGTCGATCGCGGACTCGGGGCACGCGCGCCAGCATGGGCTGATCGATGGAGACATGTCGTTCACGCACTACTTCGATGATGCCGCTGCCTACGAACACGCGGTGCTGGCGGCGAAGGGGAGCGGCGCGGACCGCATCGCGACCTATCTGCAGGGTGCGGCGATCGGGAACATGGCCGCGGCTCTGACCGGCAAACAGATCAATTACGACTGGACGCGGGGGGCTGACGGGACGCTGATTGGGAAGACGGGGTTCCAGGCGAACGCGTACGGGCTCGACTACTGCGAACAGCTGACGGCGGGGCTTCGGACGGACACGGGGGCGACGAACGGTTCGGCGCTGGACGCCGGCGCGGCCTCGGCGCTGGGCGCGGCTGCCTACCTGCACGTGATCGAGTTCACGGGGACAGATGCGACGATCGCCGTCGAATCGTCGAGCGATGACGGCGCGGGTGATGCCTATGCGGCGATCGCAGCGTTGACGTTCACCCAGGTGACATCTGGGCCGGTGGCGGAGCGGAAGGCGACGGCAGCGGGGGCCGCGGTGGAGGAATACCTGCGCGTGGCGACCACGACGAGTGAAGGGTTCAGTTCGATGAGCTTTTCGGTTGTGCTGACGCGCTTCCCGGCGGTGCTGTGATGACGGTAGCGACGAACCAGCGGTTCACGCTTTCGCAGCCGTTGGATACGCACTTCCGGCCGGCGACGTGCGAAGAGGTGGACTGCCCACAGCACCTGTTTGGCTGGGTGACGGTGCTGGACAGGGAGTGCGATGTTCGGCTGATCGACGACATCCTCAAGAGCGGACGGCATTTCACGCGGATGCGTTCGGAGGAAGCGTCGCAGCGGGCATCGAAGGACCTGCCGCCGGGGATGCTGGCGTTCGTGTTTCCGCCGGGGCAACAGTGTTTCCGCCAGCACGTGATGCCGGTGGGGAGAGAGCCGTTCCTGGCGTACCAGCGGGGCGTGGCGATGGGCGCGGGCGGTGCGTTCGTACCGGTGGAAGACCGGCGGCAGCACGTCAAGGTGAGCGACTTCACCGAGCATTTCAACGAAGAAGCCGACGGCATCCGGCGTCGGCGCCAGGCGGGGTAAGGAGGAGGGCCAGCGATGGCAAAGGAATCAGGGCTTGGAATGACGGTCACGGTCGACGATTCGTCGGGCAGTGGCCAGGCGATCTCGAACGACGTGTTGAGCGTCAGCATCACGATGCCGAGCGCGGTGCAGGACGTGACGGGAGTAAACAGCTCGGGACATGAGCGGCTGCTGTTGCTCGCGGACCTCTCGATCACGCTGAACGGCGTGTTCAACGACGCGGCGAACATGAGCCACGCCGTGCTGAAGAACTACCGGACGCTTGCGGCTTCGCAGGTGGGGCGGACGACGGCGATCGCGGTCAGCGGGCAGACGCTCAGCGACGAGGTGCTGTACGCGAACTATGACCTTTCGCGGGGAGCGGGCGGTGAGCTGGGGTGGACTGCGGCGGGGTCGCTTTCAGACGGTGGCGTGCCGGCGTGGTCGTAAGGGCCGCGTAGATAGAGCCTCCCGGGCGCACCTGCTGACCGCATCAGAGGCAGGGGCGTCCGGGGGACCATGGGGCCTGATGCGGAGGTGGTGGAGATGGCGGTAAAGGCGAAGGGGTTTCGCTTTCAACGGAACGATGACGATGTGCTGGTGCTGCACTTCCCGGAAGGGCACGACCTGTACGGGCTGGAGATCAAGGTGCGTCGCCGGTTGCCGGTGGGGGTGATGTTCGGCGACGAAGGTGTCGCGGTGCGGCTGTTCGTCGAACAGATCACCGGTTGGAACGCGGAAGACGATGCGGGCGAGGCGATTGAGCCGTCGCTGGAATCGATTGGGCGGCTGATGGACCAGGAACAGCTCATCGCGGTGATTGACGCGTGGAAGGAGCAGATGACCGGCGTGGGCGCCCCTTTAGGCGTGCCATCACGCGCTGGAAGGTAGGCGGGGGAGAGAAGCCGGCGGAGTTGGTGGAGGCGGAAGTGGTTGAGGCGATCTGCCAGCGGTATCACGTATTGCCGGAAGTAGCCCGGCAGGCCGACGCGCGCGAGACGCTGCGCCACATGGCGATCCTTGCGCACGCGCAGGCGGACCCGCTGGACGGAGGCACGCGGCTCGACCTGGACGGTGGGGCGGCGCCCACGGTGAACCGCGCACTGGCGGACATGTCGTACACGATGGGCGGCGGCTGAGATGGCGAACGAAGTCCGCGTCCTGATCAAGGCCAACGACCAGGCGTCGAAGGGTATTAAGGACGTTGGGGACGCGGCGGAGCATTCCAGCGGGCCGGTAGGGAAGCTGGGGAACGCCCTGGGTGACGTTGCCAAGATCGCCAGCGGGTTTGTTATCGGTCAGGGGTTGCTCGCGCTGCCGGGTTTGGTCAGTGGGATGATCGGCGGAGCCAGCGACCTGAGCGAGTCGCTGTCCAAGGTGCAGGTGGTTTTTGGTGACTCGTCGGGGGCGATCGAGAAGTGGGCAGGCAAGGCTTCGACCGCGATGGGCATCAGTAAGAGCGAGGCACTGGCGGCGGCGGGCACCTTCGGAAACCTTTTCAAGACGATGGGCCTTGGTGAAGGCGACGTGACCAGCATGTCGCAGGGAGTAGTCGGCCTTGCGACCGACCTTGCCAGCTTCAACAACATCGCCGGGGGAGACGCGCTCGACAAGCTCCGGGCCGGCCTCGTGGGCGAAGCGGAGCCGCTGCGCGCGCTGGGCGTGAACCTAAACGCGGCGATGGTCGAATCGAAGGCGCTGGAAATGGGGCTGGTCGACGCCAACGGCGAAGTGACCGAGGCGGGCAAGGTACAGGCGCGATATGCGCTCATTCTTGAACAGACCACCACCGCACAGGGGGACTTCGCGCGGACAAGCGATGGCCACGCGAACCAGATGCGCATCCTGAAGGCGCGGTTCGCGGACATGCGCGACGAGATCGGGACGGCGTTGCTGCCGGTGGTCGTCAAGCTGGGAGAGGTCTTCCTGGACGTGATGCCGAAGATCGCGGGGTTCGTCAGCGGGGGGATCGACCTTGCGAAAGAGGGAGTGAAGAAATTCGCTGAAGTCGCAGGGCCGACCTTCAGCGGCGTCAAGGATGCGATCTTCGATGCCGTCGGCGCCATCGGTGAGAAGCTTCAGGAATTCGCGGGCTGGCTCGGGCCGAACGGAATCATCGCGCTTGCGCTCGGCGGGCCGATTGGGCTGCTGCTGCAGAAATTATTCGACGTGGACATCATCGGTGGGTTCAAGAAGGTTGGAGACTTCATTGCGTCGACCGCGATCCCTGCCGTGAAGGACTTCGCTACCGACGGGCTCGACTTCCTGAAGGGGAAGGGGAGCGACCTTGCGGGGTTCATGAAGGGCACCGTGGGGCCGGCGCTCGCGGATTTCGGAGCGCTGCTAAAGGACACTGTGCTCCCCGCCTCGAAGGATCTGGTAAACGCGGGCTGGGACCGGATGGCGGGGCCGCTGGGGGGCGTGGGGAAGGCACTGACAGACCTGTTCAACTCCGTGCGCGGGGTCAGCATGGGGGATATCGGAGGGGCGTTCGGCGGCCTGGTGGGCGCGATGCAGCCCGTGCTCGACATCTGGAAGGAGCTTGGCCAGGGAATCCTGCAGGAACTACGGGACATGTTCAGTGATGTCGGGGCGGCGCTGAAAGAGGAGCTTCTGCCGGCGTTCGAAGCGTGGGGACCGGCGATCGAGAAAGCGATGCCGGGGCGAAAGGCGCTGGGAGAGAGCGTGATCCTCGTCGCGGCCATCACCGGGGCCCTGGTCGTCCTGCGCGAGATCATTCCGATCATCTCCGTCGTGCTCGTCGGCGCAATCAAGGCGCTGGCCGTGGTGATCGAAGGGCTGGCGGGGGTCTTCGAAGGCACGTTTAAGACCATCGAAGGTGTCTGGAACACGTTCAAGGGATTGTTCACGGGCGATTGGGACCTGATGTGGGACGGCATCAAGCAAACGTTCGAGGGCGTATTCACGATCCTGGGGGCGCTTGCGGAGACCGGGCTGGGGCTCCTGAAGGTCCTGTTCGAGACCGCCTACCAGGCGCTGAACGAACTGACGCAGGGCAAGCTGGGAGAGGTCGTGGGCTGGTTCGCGGCGCTGCCGGGGAACGTGCTGGGCGCGCTGGGAGACCTCACGGGGACGCTGGTGGGGGCAGGCGGGGACCTGTTGAACGGGCTCAAAGACGGGTTCGTCGACCTGTGGAATGCCTTCCAGATGTCGTGGCTGTGGGGATTCGGCGCGCTGATCGTCGGCGCCATTGGGGATGTCAGCAAAGTGCTGTGGGACGTTGGCAAGGCCATCATTCAATCGCTCTGGGACGGCATGAAAGCAGTCTGGAACCAGGTTGCCGGGTGGCTCGGTAGTCTCGGCGGCGCCATTAAGGGGCTAAAAGGCCCGATCGAAGAAGACCGGACGCTCCTGTTGGACGAAGGCAAGGCGATCATGGAGGGTCTCGGCGCGGGAATGGAGGCCGGGTTCTCCCAGCATGTCGTGCCGGTCCTGAAATCCACCGTCGCCAACATCGTCGACGCGATGAAGCAGGCGAACCCAAAGTCGATCCTGCTGGGCGGAGGCGGTGGCAGCGGGATGTTCCCCGACGCCGGGATCGGTGCGGTGAAGAACGACATCGGACGCGGCACAGGCTTGTACAACGGCGACGCTTACCCGATCCCGTTCGGCGAGATGGTTGGCGGGATGCCGAACATCAACATTGACCAGGCGCGGCAGGCGTATTTCGACGCATCCGGGCGGATGCCGACCGATGAAGAGCTGCAGCGGAGCATCCGGGGGATGCTGACAAGCGACATGCAATCGCTGGCGATGGGGTCCCCTGGCTACGTCGGCGGCAGCTTCATGGACTACTTCAAGCCGGATATCAGCGCTGAAAAGAACGCGGGTGCGGCCGCTCACGGCGGCGTGGCCGGGCGGTCGACAGGGCGCGTGGGAGACGGCGCCACGATCGTGATTAACACGCTGGACGCAGCATCCTTCCGCGACTGGTTGAAGCGCGGCGGGGGCGACGAGATCGCGGCCTACTTCGGCAACCGGAAGGTGTTCGCATGACGGCGATCACCTGGGCCATCAGCGCCGACTTCGACAAGGACGGCGACTACGAGACAGACCTGACGCCGTATGTGACGAACCCCTCGGGGCAGATGTCCTGGCAGCGCGGGCTGGGTCGCGATGGCGTCTACCGGGTCTCGCGGCTTTCGCTGACGCTGAACAACAGCGACGGGACGTTTACGCCGGACAACAGTGCGAGCTCGCTCTACGGGATGATCGAGCCGGAAGTCCCGCTGCAGGTGAAAGCGACGCTTTCGGGGACGGAGTACGCGAAGTGGACGGGCTACATCAAGGGCTACCGGCACTCGTGGCGGGCAGGGGCGTTGGCGCAGGTAGGGA